AACATACTTAGGATTTATCATTTTTGTTTTTGAAGTGGTTTGATATCCACCATGGAAAGGTCCAATTTTGTCTTGAGACATAATTGATCCCATTGCTAACACAATATTTTTTCCACCTGCTAAACTAGCAACATAATCTGTTTGCCATGTAGTAGGATTTACAACTCCAACTCCTGCTGCAGGAATGTCTGTTGTAGGACCATTACCAATTCCATCTGGAACTGCTGCGGTACTTAAAAGCGTTTTTTGAAACGCATGATTAAAATAAGCCATTTTTTCTTAATTTTTAAAATTTATAAACATATATACTATAATATAACAATTATTTTCTTAACTGCAAAATAATTAATTACTTCTTTCTGCTGATGTAGAAGTTCTTTGAGCTTGTACTATTGATTCAATATCACCTGCTAAAATATAAACTGCTTCATCTATTATTAATTCTACAATATCATCTTTAAATTCAGATTCTATATTTGTTGGACTAATATCTAATGTATAAGGATCTCTACAACCTTCAATTTGAATATTTACTGGTTTTCTATAATAGGTAAACCTAGCTTTTTCTAATTCAAAATCATTGTTTGTAAAAATTCTTATCTTATTATCTATTAATGTAGAAAAAGTTTCCCCCCATTCAAAACTAGGTTTTTTATTTACATCTCTTAATAACTGTGCTCTATTATCTTCTTCAGCAAGATACACAATCATTGATCTAGGTTCTTTACAACATTCATCACTGGCATATACATCAACTCTTTTATATTCTAAAAAGTTACCAGGTATTTCTAATAAAGATTCATAAAATAAGTCTTTACCAATTATTTGCAAAGGTGTATCAATTAAAAGTTTTTGTAAATCATCTATTCTTCTAACTGATCCTTCATCTCCATCATTAAAAGGATTACTACCACGTATTTGTCTACGCGCCCATTCAATTTGAGCTTTATTAAAAGATTCAACAATTTTCCAGCATGCTATATTATCATAGTCTAAACTGTCAAGTTTATTGATTCTTTCTTTAACTTTTAATTGTAATGTAGTATTATTCATTATCTTAACTTGTCAGGCATACCTTTTACAGTTCTACTTTTAGAAGGTTGTTGTGATAACAATCCTCTATTCTTAGATTCTGCTTCTCCTATACCTGAAACATCTTTTGAACTTTTAGGTCGTTGTGCCATAATTCTACCTTTTGCATAGTTCATGCATTTTGCTATGTAACCACTTAAATCTTTTTTTCCTTTGTTTGCCATAATTGTTATTTTTAAATTGTTAATATCCAAATCCAGCTGGTCCATTTTGAAATCCTTTTTTAGAACCGCCTTTTTTCATTTTTTTCTTAGGAATTGTACCACCACTTTTAAAATTTAATGGGTAAGGTACATTACCTGCTCTTGCATTTGGACCAGTTGCCCATCCTGTAATTACTTGAGGTTCTACTTTATTCATGCTTCAGATTTTTGTGCAGCATGTGAGCCATCACAAAACCCATCAGGATCTTGTGATTGACCACATTTACATTGTTTTTTTTCTTCTTTATCCATTTTATTTTGACCAAAGTGAAAATATAGGTTCACTAATAATTTCCATCATTTCTTCATTTAATGGACTTTTTAAATATTCTAAAACATCATTATTATTTCTACCTAAAAGTGTTCCAGATTTAATATGATAAATAAATCCATCTGATTTAGTAGCTAAATGTTTATAGAATACAGCATCTTTGATTATCGCTTTAATTTTTAAATCTTCAATTGAAAAGTTAGATGTTTCTAAAAATGTTTTAGCACATCTTTTCTTATCTTTTTCAAAATTTAAACCATTAATATAATCATCCATTACTTCATACATTACATCATTAGGAGTAGAATTAATATATTCAGGACTTCCTGGTACAATTGCTTTAGTTACATATAGTAACTTTTTAGCATTTGTATCATATAAATTTTGTAATTCAGCTAATGCTTTATTACGTAATTTTTTATTTTCATTTTTAGTTGAAATTGTCTCTTCATATTTATCTAAATAAAATTTAGGAGGTGTTGGCATTGAATGAGCACTTTCTAAACTTTTAGCAATAATACTAAATCCTCCAGCTTCAATTGCAATCAATTTAATTAAATCATATGGATTATTTTCAGGATCTAAAAATGTTATATCATTTCCAGCTCTTAAAGTTATCTTTCCCCAAAACTCATCGTTATTAGGTTTTAACAAAGTAACTTTATCCCAAAAGTCTTTATCATTAACATCAACAACATTAGAAGCTAAATCTTTTTCTAATTCACATACGTATTCACGTATTTGCCTTACTCTAGCTTCTTTTGCTTCATTGTTTTTAATTAACTTTACTTCTGGTGCAAATTCATTCAAACCAGTAACATATCTTTTGACACCATTCTTCTCTAGACATGCTAATTGTTCTTCATGATATACTCCATCATATAAAGCCATTCCATAATTTTCTAATCCCATATTTTCCATTGCTGGATCAAAATATGGTTTAATTGATACCTTCTTAGGAGTATTCAATGTTCTTACTTCTACTTTTGTAAATTCACTCATTTTTTTTTGGTTTTTATTAGTTTATATTATTTATTATAAATTCCCGTAAGGAACTTCTTTTTGTACTGGTGCTGGTAAAGCATTTACTGCTCCAGATGATGCTTTTAATAAGTTATCTGAATTAACAACAGAGCCTCCTGAGAAACCTCTTTTTGCAGTCAAATAATCATTATGTTTCTCTTTTAATTGAGAATAAAGAATCACTTTAGCATATGCTTTAGGTTGTGTAACTGAATCAGGTAATAAATATAATTTTACACTACTGAACATATCTCTTGATTTAGAATATCTAACTTTTGTTTTAGATTTTTTATTTTCTAAATCTTCAATTTGTTTTTCAGCTATTTTTTCAATTATTTCAGCAGCTCCTTTATCAGCAGCAGATGATGCTCCATCTTCTTTTATAAGTTTTGCATCATCTTTTATTGTTACTAATTGAGGACCTGAAGGTTCTTTTACCTTTCCTTCTGTGGGAACAGGTAATTCTAGTTCTCCTTGTTTGACAGCAGTAGTAGGTTGAAAAGCTACAGTTTCAGTTATTGTTTTAACTGAAAGACGTGGATCTTGAAATGCCATATCTTGTACTCTTTTATCTTTTACAGCTGATTCTGGTGCGAATTTTTCTTCCATTTTTTCTAATTTTTATAATTTTAACTTAATAAAGGTGTTATTTCTGAATATGTAAGAAATTCAAACTGATAAAATACTTCAGCAGTTCCTGCTAAGCCATCACCTGTTGCTGCTTCTAAAGTTACAACATACTCTCCTGCTACTGCAGAATCATCTAAAAATAATCCCATATAATCAGATTTTACTGCTGTACCAATTGTAGGACCAAGAACTGTATTAACCATATCAGCTCCTGAAACAAAACCATTAATAATATCAAATTCAGTACCTGGACCACCTGATGAATCTGTACATTTCACAGAACCACTATTATCATATGCAATATAAAAACCTGCAGGAGTTACTCCTCCATCTGGTGATGGAATAGTAATAGTTCCTTGAGCTTCAGAATAAACATTAGATCCAATTAATAACATACCACCTGTAAATTTCCATCCTTGTAAAACTGTACCATCAGAATAAGTAATTTGTGTAGCAGTTTTTTGTAAAAATGGTTCAGGAATTGAACCTGAACTAGCAGATGTAGTAATTTGATCACTAACTAACTGTAATGCAGCTTCTGTTTCTGAACCAACTTGATTAACATGTGCTAATCTAGCTAATTGTGCCTGTCCATATTCTTGCTTTCTTGCAATTCTTTCTAAATCTGGATCAGGGCTTTGTGCGTATATTTTTTTAATAAATGCCATTTTTATAATTTTTAAACTTAAAAAAAGGGGAGGATAATGCCTCCCCTATTTTAGTTTGAGTTATTAATTTATCTTAGAATGATCCTCCAGTAACTGGATTTCTCATTACAATTTTAAGAACCTTGGTTGGATCTTTTACCCAAATAGCTGGCATTGTCTGTGACATATACACACGATATCCATTAAATTGACCAGATGAAGCAAATCCTTGAGATCTACCCATATAATCCATTGTTCCATTTTGATACCACCATTTAAGTTGATTATCCCAATCTAACTTTAATAAGAAAATGTTATCATTTCCTGTATCAGTAATATCAAAGATAACAAAGCTATAAGAGCTAAGTGGATGACCATCAATGATTGGATTTTCAACATTATTAGTATGTAAGTTATCAAATGCTGGGTTAAGTACAAACTTAACATTAGCTAAGAATGGAATTACATATGAAGTATAAGCAAATCCAAAGTTAAGATCCATTCCTTTACCAGTAATAGCACCTACATCAGATGCATTGATAACAAGACCTGAACCAACTGCTTCACGCTTAATTGCTTCATTAACCATTTTCATACCACCAATACCTGTTTGAACAATAAGTTGTCTTTGTGGATCTGGTCCATTAAGTTCAACACGTCCTTGGTAAAAGTTGTAAAGTTCTGATTTAAATAAATCAAGAGAAAATCCTGCTTTATTATAAACTTTTTTAAATGAGTTGTCAAGTTGTTTCCAAAGACCAACAGATAATCTGATGTCATCTGGACCATCTTGTCTAACTCTACCACCATGACCCCACATTAAGTATGTCTCCATATCAGAAGCAATTTTACTTAAATGAGCAGCTTCAAGATTAGTTAAGAATGTTCTACTTAAAGAACCATTTTCCATTGCTTTCTTAACATATGATTTACCCATTGTTTGAACCATTTCTTCAATTGAAGATACAGAAGGGTTATTTGCATTTTTATCAAAGTTTCTCCAGATCTCTGTTACAGGAACAGTTCCATCTGCGTTCATACCACCTTTGATCATCATATCAGCTCTTGAAGAAATTGAATAATGAACATGAGCTTCAGCACCACCTACATAGTTATAGAATTCTCTGAATCCTGAACCTGTAATGATATCTGAAAATCTTTCACCATATTCACCTCTAGCAGAACCTTTTCTAAAGTACTTAGTTCCTTCAGTTAAGAATCTTGCGTCAAAAAACTTTTGTGAATCATTATTTACTAATTGAACAGTGTAAATAAAACCGTCACCTACAGGCATGATATCATCAGCTGTAATATAAAGTTCAGTTCCATTATACTTGTCATAAGTAATGATGTCACCATGTCCAAATTCACGCTTATTAAGTTTAATCTTAAAAGTAGTACCATCTATTCCTAGATTTTCACCATCTTCTACATTACAAACTACATAAGGTAAGTCTTGGGAGACTGGCGTTTGCCATTTATACTCTCCACGAGCATTATCTACATTAATTACATTTTTTCCACCGAATGAAGACATTTGATAAAGAGGCATTTCCACTTTCTGTGCCATAGCCCAAATGTCTACTGGCCCAAGATCCATGGGTTCTGCATCCTTCAACATGTTCACAAGATGGTAAGAGTCTAAATGAGATGACGCATTATATTGCGTATCTCTTAGAAAAATTCCATTGTTTAATACTGGAGTTGCCATAATTTAAATTTTAATTGTTATTTGTTATTTATTTATTTGTTTTATTATTTTCTTTTAAAAAAGTTTTTTGCTGGTTTCTGTAAACCTCTTTTTGAAGTTTGAGAAGTTTTAGCATTAATATCTGTACCAGAAGAAGATATTCTATTTGATTGCTCAGTCTTTAATTTTTTAACTGTGTCTTCAACATGTGTATTTTTTGCAACACTACTAATTTTTTCTCTGTAACCTTTTGGGTCAGCTAATAACCATAATGCTTCAGCTATAAGTCCATGATTTGGTTCAACAAATTGATACTTTTCAATTAAATGACCAAATAAATTTGTAGGTTTACCTGATATAGAAGGATAATTTGGTTGTACTAATCCTGTATATAATAAATTTTGCATTTTTTGATCTAACTTTACACCATTTAACTCACCTGGAGAAAGGGTGCTATATACGCTTTCTATATACATTTGAGAAGCATTTTCTTGCTCTTTCTTAATTTTTTCTTGCTCCATCAATTGTTTTTGTACAATTGATTCTTGCATTTTATCTAATTTAGGTTTAAACTTTCCAACCTTATCTTCAAGTTTACCAAGATCTTTCCATTCTTCAATTTGTTCTTGAATATCTTCTTCATCTCCAAAATTAGTAGCTTCTAAATAATTTCTTGCAATTGACTCTTGACCTTTTTCTGTAGACGGATCTAATTCTTTTACTGTTTGATTTTTTGCTAAAACAGAAAACAAACCTTTTAAATCAGTTCCTCCATCACTAATATATTTAGCTGCATATTGTAATTCATGAGGTAAGTTGCTAAAAAAATCATGCTTTGCTTTTTTATCAAACTCACCAGCTTTTTGATTAAAGTTTGCATTAAATAATTCTTTATAATCATTTAATGTATAATCTTTAAAGTCTTCTTCACCTTCAAAAGGTGTAAGTAAACCTTCAGATATTAATTCTTTTGTTAATTGAGACATACCTTCTTTATCTAATTTAGGTCTTCCTGTATTAGATTCAAAGTCTTCTGTTTCTACTTCATTTATAATGTCATCAATTTCAACTTTTTCATTTTTTTCTTCAACTTTAAGTTCTTCAGTTTCTTCTGGTATTTTAACTTCATCAATTATTTCTTCTTTTTCTTCTACTTCAGGTTCATCAACAAAACTCATATCAACACTATCTTTTGAAAAAAATGTAAGTTTTGATTCTTCTTTTTTATCAGATGGTGTCATTACAGATTCTGCACCAGGCATTCCTAAAAGGTTATCTAATTCTTCAATTGATACCTTCTGCACTTCAGTTTCTAAATTGTTTATTGTTTCAGACATTTTAAATTGTTTATTGGTTTATATAATAATATAATAATTTTATATATGATAAACTATGAAAGTTTAAAAAAAAGTAATTAAAAAAGATAAGATTATCTCATTATATAGCTATAACTATTTCTTATCATTATCTTTTTTACTTTTTACATCATATTGATTCTTATTTTCTCTAGCTATTTGAAGATTTTTATCAGCAACGTCTCTTTCTGTTTGCAATTTTTCTCTTTCAAGAATCATTTTTTCTCTATTTGCATTCATTTTATTGGTTTCCTTTTCTCTTTGAATAGACATATTTTGCTGATATTGATCAGTTTCTCTTATTTCTTTCATTGAATCTTGAAAGTCAGATACCTTATTTTCATTAACATCCATCATTGCACCATATCCAGAAGCTCTAATTTCTGCAACAAGAATATCTTTTCTTCTTTCTTTTTCTGATTCTTGAGTTTTATAATCTCTTTCTGCTTGTTTATCTTGTTGAGCTGCTTGAATTTGTTGTTCTTGCATTTGTTGCTGATGTTGTTGTTCTTGAGCTTTAACAATATCTGTTTTTCTTTCTGCAGATTTCATTACACCTTTAATTTCAGCAACTGATTCTCCAGCAATAATATTACCTAAATCATATATACTAGCTCCAGATGTATTATTATTAAGTGCTAATTGTCTTAGTTGTTCCATTATTGCTCTAGAATTTGCGCTAGTAACAGCAAAAACATTTATATCTCTTAATAAAAGATCAGTACCATTTATTTCAAAATTAACCTTTTCTTCATTTGTAGTTAGATAAGTTAATCTTATTGATTCTTTATTTGAATGATAATATTGAGCTAAGTCAGTTCTCATTTGATTAACTCTAGGCATAAGATTATCACAATGATTAATAAAGTATTGTTCAGTTTGTGCATATGAATTAGATTGTGCAACTCTTACTCCTTCAGCAGTTTCTTGTTCAATAGGTGCACCCATACGTTGTGGTCCTACACCAATGTTCTCAAATGCTTGCTGTTTGAAATATTGTCCTAATTGTATTCTAGACATTAATCTATTAGTTTGATCTAATTCTAATTTTTGATAATGTTGAAAAGACATTGGACTTTCTGTGTTTGTAATAGTAGTATCTAAAGGAAGCATACTAAAATCTTTCATAGCTACATATGCTTTAGCAAGATTATTTTTACCCCAATCTTCACCTAAAGAATGTCTTGGTAATGCATTTTGATCTAATACTATTACTGTTCCTAATTCATCTATTAGAATATCTGCAATTTGATTATTAACCATATTATAACCAATTTGCCAAGGTTTCATTTGGTCAACCAAAGATACTGACTTTGAATTTCTGTCTGTAAATATTCTACCTTCTACAGGTAATTTACATCCATATAATGTTTTATCACCTTTAAATTGAAACTTGACTGGACCTACAAGATTTTGATTTATACCTAAATAAATTGGACTTATACCATTAGGATTATTCATACCCCAAAAAGTATTCATGTTAGGACCAATTTTAACACCACCGTAAACATGATTAATCCAAATCCAATCAATGTGTTCTCCAAAAAGTAAATTATCTCTTCTTTTGTTTTTAAAGAACTTAGTATTATAAATAGGTTTATCACTTACTTTATAATCTTCAGTAACTATTTCTTGTATGATTTCTCCATTATCATTAATTTTAGTCAAATGACCTAATTTTCTTTGAGACTTCCAATAAGTGGTAGTAACACGTAATAAATTTAAATTACCATAATCTAAAAAATCTTCTGACTCACCTAATATCCATGAAACAATATCTTGTCCATTTTCATTAAATAAATCTCTATCAGAAACATATTGTCTATATCCTAATGAAGGCATTTCAGTGTTCCATTTATGTGATCTTGTAGGATCATAAAAAGAACCATCATTCTGTTGACCACCTATAGTATAACCAGCAGCTCTTACAGGATATATTGATTCTAATGCAACTGTTTGTTCTTCATTAAGTAAAAATCCATATTTATCTATTACATCAGAAACAGACATCATATCTATTTTTCCTACCCAATTACCTTCAGATATATATCTAACATCAGGAGATTTATGATAAAATGTTAATACTGGATTCCACAACTCAAGATCATAATCATCATCATACATTTTAAAATGCCAAAATTCTCTATCAGAAATTAACATATCTCTAAATGCTCTCTCTTCAAGTTCATCTATTCTGAATCTTCCATCATCAGCTTCTTGTTGATGTTGAGCCCATTCTTCAACAATGTTAATATAATTCTTATCAAAAAATTCTTGAATTTGAGGTAATGTTTTAATGTTTTCTACATCTAATTGTGCTTGCGCTTCTTGAGCAGATTCTTCATTTTCAAAAGCACCTTGTTCTATTAACTTAGAAAGAAGTTTAACTTGTTCTTGACTAACTAAATGTTCTTCAATCATCTTTCTTTTGTCCTCTAACATTTCATTATAGGAAGTATCGTCTACAGCTTTATATGTTACTTTAGTATTTCTTTTAGCAAATTCATTTGCTAATGTATTTACAACATTAGGAATAATGGGATAAAATTTTAATTCTAATGCAGAGTTATCTTCTTCAGTAAGAGTTTGTATTATGTCACTATATTCATTATCTGTTTCAACTATATAATCTGTTTTATCTATTATACCATTAGCAAGTTTATAGTTTTTTAATAATCTTCTTGCATTTCTTCTAATTTGTTTTAGACCTTGCCATTCAAACCAATCCATGTTCCATGCAGCCCATTCTTGGTTCTTTTTACTTTTTGGTAAAAATTGAATAGGCTGAGATAAATTAGACATTGTACTATAGTCTGCTTTCTCTCCCTTTTTTAAATCTAATGCGTTTAAAACTCTCATATTGTTGTTTATCTAATATTTTTAAAAGGATTTCTTTTTATACTGTTAGATTTACCTTTTCTTTTGTTACCAATATTTTTAAAAGGTCTACTACTTAATTTAAACAAATTTCTTGATTTATCCAAGTTTTTGTCATCTTGATCTTCTCTTATTCTTTTATATCCTCTATTTGACTCTTGTATCTTAACAAATGCCATTAAAGCACCAAATGAAATTAATCTATCAACGTTTAATCCAGGGTAATAAGCAATCATTTCTTTCATTAACATAATATCAGGTATTCTTTCAATACCATATGTTATATTTATCTTAGTTCCATCTTCTTCTGTTTCTGCATCAATCTCTTCACTTAAAAACTCAATTGCATAACTTAATATATGACCTTTAAAAATGTTACCTGTATTTCTCCATCCATAATCAGCATATACAGATTTGTTAGCACCAATATCTTTTAAAAACAAAATTTGATCTTTTGGTACAAGAAATTTTTGTTTTCTTTTTGAAATCATAAATTGTATAAATAATGATATGTTATTTTCTACTAATGTCCATGCATTATAATATTCTATTATTAATAATAGTCTTTCATGAGTTTTATTTATATCATCAAATCTTCCACACCAGCATGCAACTATTTTACCTTTTTCAATAAATGTTTCTAAATTACCATTTTCATTTTCTCTTGTAACTTCTGTAGCATTTTTATAAACATATATAGAACATAAAGATTCTGATGTTGTGGTTTTACCTTCAGACACAGGATCAATAGATGCATAATACACACCCCATTCAGGTTTTTTTGGAGGTCTTTCAAATACTACAATAACACTTTCTTTATTTTCAGTTTTCTTATTTACAGGAAAATCTAATATTGGTATTTTTTTAGAATCTTTTACAACTATAACATTTTTGTCTCCTCTTTCTAATTCTATATATTCTGTAGAATATTTTTTATCTTCAATTCTTCTAGTTTGTTCTGTAACCAAATGCAATGGAAAAGGAGATTCTTTCCTATATGCAAAAGCTTCTGCAATATTTTTTGGTTTTTGTGAAATACGTAATTGGTATTTATCAGGACTTAAATCTCTTTTCCATTGCACTCTTTGTTTATCAATTTCTATTAATGCTTCTTCAACTAATGAATTTCCATATTTATCAATACATGGAGGCATTGACCATTGTTCTGGTAAAAATAATCCATGTGTACCCCACGTTCCATCTTCATCTAAAAGATTTGATTCTACTGCATAAAATCCATTTTCTTTTGGATAAAGTATATAATCTTTTAAAGGTTCACATTGATCTAAATCACCAACTGAACCTGCTGCAATAAACATTCCTGTAGTTTTCATTCCTGAATGTAATGCAGGTCTAATAAATTCATAAGTATCACCCATCTTAGGGGCTATACCAGCTTCTTCATGAAAAAAGTATCTACATGGACCACCCACACCTTTTGTTGCACTTTTTTCAAAAGATAATCCAACCATTGTACTTTTTAATCCTTTGTATATAGGTTGACCACTTGAAAGTTTAACTTCAATTTTTTGTTCCCATTTCATAACTTTTGCAGGATTATGTGCTCTTATCCATGCAGTATGTTCATTTAAAAAATCTGAATATTCTTGAACCATTTTCCAAGAACCATTCTCATCTATGTAATCTTTTAATGAAGCTCCCATTTTTAATTTAGCTCCTTCTTCAAACCAGTATTGATTTACTAGTTTAGCTGTATGAAAATAAGAAGATGCAATTTGTCTTTTTTTAAGAATAACTGCATGTTCATTATGTAGTTCAGCTAATATTTCATATAGAGCCATATGATATTGTACATCCCATATTAAAGGAAAATCATATATACCTTTTTCTTTATCAAAAATAGGTAAGAAATTTAACCACATATAATAATCTCTTGTTAGATACCAAGAATTATTTTTACTTTTAAATATTACACCTATTCTATTTTTATTTTTTTGATCATCCCAATATTTTCTAAAGTCTTTACTTTTAAAAGGAGATTTACAATAAAAACCATATTCATTAAAATGGGAAGCTTGTTCTCTAAACTTTAAACTTAAATCATCAAAGTTATATTCACCAGGTTCTTTAAATATTGATAATAAAAAATCAATGAACTCTTCTGTTGTTTTAAACTCAGTTTCTGTCCATTGATTATTATCATATGTTGGAATTATTATCGGGTAACTTTCTTCTCTAAACATCTTTCCTTTTCTAATAAATCTACTTTATATATTAAAGTATTAATATCACCTGATTGTAAAAATTTATCTTTTGGTGTACTCCAATATTCAGTATATTTGTCTCTTGGAACTGCACTCCAAAGTTCTGTATGGTAATTAAAATGAAAAACCCAGTTATAATAATGCTTTCCTTTTTTTTCTTTTTTCGCCATTATGATAATTTTTTAAGTATTTTCTATCAAAATATTCTAGTAGTATTAATATTATTAAGTTTATATATGCTCTCATTTTTTTTTATTTTAACCTTGATCATATGCTAAACCTTTTCCACCTCTTACAGAAGATTGCTGTTCATCTTTTAAATCTCTAAATGCTCCTTTAAAAGATTGTCTAATTGCATCAAAATCTTTTGCAACAGCTCTTATTTGAGATATGTTACCATCTCTTCCATCAGTTATTTGAGTATTAGCCATATAAGTTGCTATATTATCTAATGATTTTTTTATTCCCATATATGCTCTTGATGTAGGTGTTTCATATAATTTTTCACATTTGTCTAATGCTAATCTTATTAATGGATCTTCAGTAGAAAACTCTGCATCTACATCTTCTAATATAATATCTTCTTTTTCATTTTCTATCATATTAAAATAAGGATTAAGATCAGGATTCAAACATGTCATATAAAATAAATAAGAATAGACTTTAAGATATTCATCATTTTCATTATACTCATCCATTATATCTTTTAAAAACTTTATTGTGTAACAATGTTCTGTAGGTACAATTTTTTCATTTTGTATATCAAATAATCTAACCATTATTTTTTAAATATTTAATTATTGTTAATACTTCTGTTTTTAAATAAGGTAATTCATATGGTACTATTTTTTTAACAATTGGATCACCATTTTCTTGGTATTTAGTTATTGGATAACCATTTTCATCATCTCCTTCTTTTTCAAAAATTACATGTTGTATTATTAATTTACCTGGTTTTAATTTAGGATTATGTTTTATTATTATATACATGTATAAACTTAATTGTAAATTATAATGCATTAAATTACAATCTTCAATATGTTTCAATGGTACATTTAATGTTTTATATATACCCTCCCAATTTTTCCATGAACGCTTTTTAATTTCTTTATTAGTTTTATAATCAATTATATTAACATGATTATTTACAACATCTACATAATCTGCTTGACCACATATTCCTGCTGATTTTAAATAAACAAAATGTTCAGGATATATACCAGGAATTAATTTTTGTTCTGGAGCGTATTTTAAATCATCTATTATTTTAGGTGGTATAATAGGTAACGCTGTACCATCAATTGTTAATGTATCTAAACCAAGTAAATCAGATTCTCTTTGATTATGATAAAATGTTCCTAAAGAAGTTGCTCTATTTGATTCATTTTCCCAAATCTTTTTTATTTCTTTAGGATCTTTTCCATACCATTTAGATTTTTTATTCTTAGCAGACTTTTCTGCTTGTTGTGGATTAAAGGGTTCTTTAAAACTAGATATAACAGAAGTTACACTAGTCCAATTTATTTTTTCATTAGGATCTATACTTTCGTAAAGATGTCCTTTTTCTTTAAATATTAAGCTCATAATGATTCATTTAATTTATCTTCTTCCTCTTCACTTAAAACTGCATTCCATCTTTTATCATCACATTCAGATGATAATGCTCTTGTTTTTAATGAAAGATCGCAACCACACAATGAACAGCATGGTTGTGTTCCTTTCACATAACATTGATTTCCTTTCAAATCAATATGAGGACATTTTTTACATATATTTAATCTTTCGTTGGCAATTAATTCAACATCTTCTTTTTTAAAGATTTTATTCTTTATTCCTTCTAGAATTTGATTTTTTGCTTTCCAAATTTTTATTATTGACATACTCTAATCTTTTTAAAAGTTTTTCATTTTTTTCTTTATTTCTTTTTTCTATTTCATCTTGCAACTTATTTAATTTTTCCATTCTTTCAATAGTTTCAAGTTTAAACTTATGTTTATCAAAAGTCATTAAATCAGAACTAGGCATATTTTTTAAATAATTTTTATACTTCTGTCTTACATCTTCAATTTTAGTTTGCCTGACTCCAAAAGTACCTAAATTTGAAACATGTATCAAAGGAGATTCTAATTTAGATACTGTTAATCTTACAGATTTCCAATAAAAACTAATTACTTTTTCAACTATGCTTTTATCAATATTTAAATCATCTGCTGTTTTAGAAATAAAAAATTTTGATTTTTTAGGATGCATCTTTTCTTAAAAATTTCATATCTAAAAATATATTACCATTTGTTTGTAATTTTAAAATTGGATTTATAGTAATAGATTTTTTACTTTTTCCTTTTTTTACTATTAATTTTTTTGCTTCTGACTTATTTAATGAATTTCTAACAGATTGTGAAGAAGAAAATATTTCTTCAGATGCTGCAAAAAAACAAAAATCAGTTAGATTTGTTTCACCTTCAATACCTAATAATGTTAAACATTCCAAATCAGATTCAGATATAGTTATATCATTTAAATGACAATGTAATAATATTTGTAATTTTACAATATCATTTAAAGACATTTCTCCCTTTTTTTGTATGTAATTTACTTCTGCCATCATTATGTAGATATATCTTTTGATTCAATTAAAGTATATGTAAAATCATTGCCCCATACTTTAGATGATTTTCTAACAATATTCATAAATTGTTTAAAATCTAAAGGATTAGCAAATACTTGACATCCTGCAGAATATTTGTTAATTCTAGTAGAAGTTTCATATGCAGAACTTCTATGTATATTAATACCAAAATAACCTTTATCAGTAGTTTCTGGATCTAAATTATATATATCATTCTCATTACCATCTCTATATACCTCAACACTTCCGTTTCTCTGACATAATGCGTAATATTTATTTCTATGTTTGTCAATTGTATATACACCACGATATTGATTTGGAACTAATATTGCACATCCTTTTTTATTTAAAGGATGATCCATCCAAAATTTTCCTGGATCTGTTGTAGCATTCCATTGATGATAATACCAAGGTCCATTATCTTTTTTTTTATAAGAAATAGTTATAAGATCATCATAATGATTTGTAACTCTATTGCATGTATCAGAATTTCTAATACCAACTATATTAACATTATAACTTCCTGATGTAAAAAATGCATATCCTTTAGATTCAACGGCATCTTTTACTTGATCCATTGTAAAATCCATTATATTTCTTTTTTAAGCGTTCTTGATTTTGGACCAGTTGACATATTTCTCATCTCTTCTTGCATTTTTTCTTGTGAAGGTGCTTCAGGAGATGGAGCCATTGCTTGTGCCATTTGCATTTGCATTGCAAATCTTTCAAATTTTTGATTTTCTATTTTAGTTAGAAGTTCTTCGTATACTAATCTTTTTTCTAAAAAAGGAATTTCAGATTCATAATGTTTTTGAATAACTTGTTTTTGCTTTTGAATTTCTTCTTCAGTATATTCTTTTTCTTGAGATGGTTTTTCTTTTATAGATGTTTTTGACATTTTTTTGGTTTTAAAAATTTGTAATAAGTAAATATACTTATAAAGTTTAAACTTTACAAATTTTTAAATTTAAAATGTGTAAGAAATTATAAATGTATATTTTTACTTTTATACATTAATCTTGCAAATTCATAATTAAGAAACAATTCTTCATTTGCTTTAACATCTTTTTTGGTATAAAAATCTAATGTTCTCTTTTCTTTATTAAATTTTATTGTAACATTATTATCTTTTCTAGAATTATATATTGCTCCATAACCATATGGAATAATGATTTCATTTTTTATTGCAAAACTGTTACAACCAATTCCTGGAATAGTTCTAACTTTTTTAAACTCATCTTTAGAAAGAAATAAACCATGACATTCCTCCAATAAAGTATCTTTTGGAATGTCATTTATAGCAAATACACCCCATCCATGGAGTATACTTTTTCTAACTTCAATGTTTGGATTTTTTTCTAATATCATATACCAGCTCCATCTTGATGGAAAACACCTTCTATTATTAAACTAAAAGGAACAATAAGATTATCACCTGATATATCAGTTGTATATTCAATATTAAATACTATTATATCATTTTCATAAAGAGAAGATACATCAACTTCACACAATTCTATTTCATGTAACATATTATTAACAGAAGACCATGTTGTTGCACCTATTGCACCTGATATTACATTAGATGCTCCATCTATTAAAACTGATGTATTATTTGGATCTCTTGATCCAGCTGCAGACAATAAATCTGCAGAGCTAAATTCTCTTTTAACTAAAGTTTTTCCTCCAGCAGGATCTGCAATAAAATTTCCTGAAACAGCTTGTGGTAATGCTTTTGCTGTTAATGTAATAGGATCACTATTTAAATCAACAGCCATTCCTCCAGATTGAAATTCAACTGCACATTTTATTTTAAGAGGAAATGCTGTACATGTTCCTATTGGTATTGGAAATTGAACACTTAAAGAATCTCCTTCCTCAATTACTGAAAAATTAATTTCATGTGTCCAATTATCTCCTGTAGTATTACCAACAGTTTCTGCATAATTTCCTAAATCTATTGTTGGATTCATGCCACCAGTTAATGAACCAGACCATACTCTACCACTTAAAAATATTGTTTTTCTAAACATTCCTAAACCTGTTCCTGATGGTATACCTACTTTAGAAACATTAAATGCGCTATCAATTATTTTACATCTTTCAAATATTGGATAACTAACTGGAGCTCCATTAGGAACTGTTGTTCTTATTCTACACCAATATGCAGTTATAGGAGTACCTCCAACAGTAATAGACTTTGGCTGCCAATCAATATCTACAAATTTAAAATTATTTATAGAATTATATGCAGTATCATTAGTTGCTCCTAATCTATAAAATTCTTTTGATTCATCTCCTGGATTACCTCTTCTAAAAAAAGCATTTCCATAAGGATAACCTTCTTCAGCAGATGTAGCCATACAAGAAACAATTTTCCATGCTCCTAATGATCCATCCCATATTTCAAATACATAATCCCCTAAATCACCAGTTGTAGCTGTATTTACTAACATTTCTAATCCCCACCATTTAAGTGCATTTGAAGAAACATCATATCTTCTTGATCCAAATGTTATTGTATCATTAGTTGCTCCAGTAGGAAAAGTGAATGTACTTCCTGATTTACTTATAACATCTGTTGTTATATCAGTTATATTATTACCATCAGTTGCAGCACCTGCATTATCTGAAGTAAATGCAACCAATCCTGTTATAAAAGGAGCACCTTTACCAAATGAAGATTCAATACCTTTTTCTGAAAATCCTGCAGAAAGTTGATCAGCTCCAAATATATTAAAACTTGAATCAAATTCACTAGTTGGTTCTTGTATATATGTTAATGTAAATTCTGATTTACCAGCTACCTCTGGATTATAAATATAATTTGGTTGATGATTAGCCGATATTCTATAAATAGAACTTTCTAAACCAACTCCTGTTGCTCCAATATCAACAGCAACAGCATATGTAACATTTTCTATTCTACCTCCAAGTAAATTAGAAGTTTGATATACACCATCTGTACTTAAAGCATTAGTAGCATTAAATATGTTTGGTGTAAATATTAATGCAGTTGGATAGTCTACTCCTGGTCCAGGTGTAATAGTTGCCCCACCTCCTTCTGTTCTAATAGCGTTAGTTACATTTGGAGAACCTGTATTAAACCCAAACATCTGGGCTCTACCACCATTGGTTGGAGCCACTCCCGTAGGATCATCTGTGGTGATTAAAAGGACATTATCTATAGTACCAGGAGAATTAGGTACATGTATACCTTCTAAAGCTAAAACACCTGTTTCTACTCTTAATGCATTTGCCATACCTCCACCTTCTACTCTAATATTGCTACCTATTGTTTTTCCACCACCTGTTCTATTTATTCCAGTACCTGGCCCAGTAGTTCCAGTCCCATATAATGTAATATCATATACTGAATTTGTACCACTAACTTGATTACATTCAACTGCAGCTTGTACAGAATTTGGAACTAATACACTAAATCCTTGTATATAACCCTGATCTCCTACTTGTATAACATCATATGCAGTTACACTACCATCACCAATTGTTGTATGTTCCCATCCACCTTCTGATATTAAAGATAAACCTGTTATATCTAAAGTTGCAGTTTCAGGATATGTTCCAGGTCTTACAGAAATTAAATCACCAGGACTTGAAGCAGTAATTGCAGCACCTATTGTTAAATATTGTAAATCTTGTCTACCAGGTAATGCAGTACCATCGTTACCATTAACAGCATCTACCCATAATGTGTTTCCTGTAACAATTGGTGATGAACCTCCTATTATATCAGCCATTGTAGCATATACATTAGCTGTACTAGGATTGTTTGCACCTACTGCAGCTTGATATTCATCATTTGGTAAAAATCTGTGTATTCCGTCTGACATTATTTAGTTTTTTTAGTTGTTCTTTTAGTTCTTGATCTAGAAGCTGCATTTGACATTAATTGTTCTTCCATCTTTCCTATCTTAACTTTAAGATCAGTATTTTCTTGAACTAATAAATCTATTTTTGATTCTAATTCATCAATCTTTTGTTTTAATTCTTCTATTACTTTAGCAAGTAATTTTCCTTCTGCTCTCCACTCTTTATCTTCTTTTTCTTCTTCTCTAATTTCTTTTGCAGCAGAAATATCTATTTTCTTTTTCCAAATATTCCAAACTTCTTTTATACCAAAAGCTCCAATAAGAGCTACTAGACCTGCTATTATCGTGCTTTCTTCCATGATTACTGAACTATTGAGATTACTAAATCAGCATTACCTGCTGTGTCTGGATCAGGATCAAAAGATATTGGACCTACAAGATTAGATTCATCAGAACTAAAAGAAACACTTTCACCTGGTTTTAATCTTCCACCTGCAACTAAAGATTCTGTAGCAGTTGACGCATTAAAAAATGATATTGAATAAGTTGAACCAGTTGTTTGAATACCAGCTACTATTTCTCTTGATAAACTAGCAGCTCTTGTTGCTGGTGTTGGCGCACCACCTGATGCTACAACAATTTGTTTTAATAGTTTAAGTACGCCTAATTCATAAGCATAATTACTTCCTTTGTTACCATACTTTGGATTTCCGTTACCTAAGCCCATAATAAAATTTTTATAAATATATATACTATAATATACTTAAAATGTTTAAATTTTACAAATTAAGCATTAACTTATTAGTTATTTATCTTTATAATAGTCAGATTCTAAATAATATTCTTGACTTCCTGTTATTTCAGTTAGTTTAGAAATCATTTCTTCTTCTGTTAAAAAACTATATAAAGTTGGTTGACCAGTATTAAGTAGTTGATCGTTTCCTAATTTACCAAATCCTGATACATCACTATTTGTATCAATAACAATCCAATATCTATTTAAATCTGTTTTTTCTATTGTTTCCATTATATACCTCCTCCATCAGTTATGGTCCAACCATAAATATTAATTAAACTTGTTCTTGCTGTCTCAGCTGGACCTCCTAAAGTATATTGTGATGAACCAAAATCAATATTAGGAATTGGAGTATAACCTACTCCTCCTGGATATGAAGATTGCAATGTTGCTTCCCATCCAACTAAAATTGCATCATAATCTGATGTTAATAATGTTAGACCAGTCATAAAAAGACTAAAACCGTTAGGTTGCAAAGGATCAGTACCTACAGATGATATATCCCAACTAGATAAATCACTTGAAAAACCTGTAGTCTGTCTAAACAGGCCTGACATAGACTCAACATTTGAAACATCCCATGAAGATAAAGTAGATCCAGATGCAGCAAAGCTTGATGCATCATAAAATGTATTAATCATTAGGATACCTGAACTAGTATCCCAAGAGTCAAGATTTTGACTAAAAGATGTTGCTAATCTAAAAAGTGTGCTAAAACTTGTAACATTACTAACATCCCAACCACTTATGTCTTGGTTAAATAATGGGCAAAATGAAAACATTCCACCTATATCTGTTGCACTACTCATATCCCAAGAACTAATGTCTTGATTAAAACTTGTAGCTCTAAACATTTGATCAAATTCTTCAATTCCTGATACATCCCATGATGCAAAACTTGGATTTGCTACAAAAGGTCCACCAAAAGCAGTATTTCTTTTAAACATTACAGTAAAACCAGCTCTTAAATTTAAATCTGCTACAGAAAAAACAGGTATATCAGTTGCAGTACAATTCATAAAATGAGCTGAATCAAAAGCACCAGCCAAATCTTTCCAAGGTTGTGTACCCCATTGTTTAATTTCTATTAGTTCATCTTGTGAACCCATAGAAATCTTTGGAAATAAACCAGAAATTTTAACTTCATATGTACCTGCTACTGCATATGGATGAGTAATTGTGCTACCTGTATTTCCAATTACATTTTCTATTGCAGAACCATCACCCCAATCTACATATGCATTTATAGGTAATATATTAAATCCTGCAGGACTTCTCATTATATTTATATCATCTCCAGGAGCAGCTGTTGTCCATTCTGTTATTAATGGGACATAACTAGTAGTTTGAACAACTTGATTTGAATATGATTGTCCATACAAATTTGTTGCATATGCTCTAAAATAATATGTAGTATCATTTAATAAACCATCTATATCAAGTATATCAACAGTAAAAGGACCTACACCACCACTACCTGAACTTTTAAAATTATCAGCAATTGTTGGATTAAAACTTGTGCTCCAACATATACCAGTATCTGTTACAACTCCTCCTCCTTCATCTGTAACTTCACAACTAGTATCAAAATTTGTTAATTCTATATTTGTTAAAGTCATAGTAAGTGAACCAAGAGTAGCAATTGTTTCACCTTGACCAAAAAAACTAAAAGGAATTTGTTGTGCCATTTTAAATAAATTTATGCATTATATCCAATAGTAGCCACACCTCTAGAAGTTTCTCCATCACTAACAATAGTTATTATATCAACTTTTCCTGAAGTATTTGATAAAGTTGGTGTAATACCTAAAGGCCATTCAACACCAGGTGCAAAACCAAGAATTGGTGAAACTGCTCCTTCATATTCAATTATAATTATATATGTTCCAGCAGGAGGGGCTATTACTGTTTTTCCACTTGCTGTACCTATTGTGAGAGTGTAAACAGGTATTGTATCACCATCTAAAGTAACTTTATAATATTGATTACAATTTTCACCATCTATTACTAAAAATGCAGGATCAAGAACACCTTTATTCTCACCTATTTTTGGTGGTAAATATACTACAGGACAAGTTCCAGTTCCTCCTCCTAAATCTGTTGCTCTTATCAACCTAGATCTCATTTGACCTTGAGTTTCTCTACTTCTATTTCCAACATTAGTTGATGCTAACATTATAAAATCAGAGTTTTCTACTTTTTTGACTATTCTTTTTCTTCTAAATAATCCTAGGGCATCTAATACAAAATTGCTCATTTTTTAATTTTTAATATTTTTATTTGTTGGCATATATTATAATATACAAAAAAAATTTATTCTTTTATAAATTTTCCTATAGCATTTACATTATCGCTTTTAGATTTTAATATATATGCTCCTTTGTTAAATTTTTCTATATTTATTTGAAAATCATGAATTTCTCCAATAAAATGTTTTTTATAAACTCTATTTCCGCTCATATCAAATATCTGTATATTATGATTTATTAGAGGATCTAATGTATAATCCATTTCTAATTCAATATAATCTATAGCTGGATTAGGTTTTATATTTAAACCAATTGTTTTTTCATTTTCAACATTAACAGATACAGGATAAAAAGTTTTTGAGTTACCATCATAATCTACTTGTCTTAAACGATAATAAGATAATCCTATATGTGGATATAGATCTTTTAATTCATACAATTTAGGTGTGTTACAATTCCCATGTCCAGGCAATCTATCAACTTCTTTCCACTCATAACAATCTATACTATTTTCAACAACATAATAATCATTATTAACTTGTGATTCTACAATCCAATCAATATCTACGCTTGTTCCGTCTGCTTCTGCTGTGAAAGAAAGTAAATCTATTGGTAGAGAAGTGCCTGAACCTGATCCCAACAAAAAAAAATCATCAAACCAAAATTCTTCTCCTGCTCTATCCACTACGGCTAAAACATCAATTGCAATCTGTCTGGTTCCTAACGGAAAAATCAATTCTATAATAGAATACCCATCTCCAGCCAAGGTTCTATCTCCTCCTCCTGCTGGTGTATATATATCTACATTACCATTGACAACTTTACTAACAGTCTTAGAATTAAAATCCCAATAAGCATTATTATTTCCAGTTATTCTAACTTCTGAAAGATAAGTTAATCCACCATCAGTAGAAACTTGCACATCTATATAGTCACTTGCATCAATTCCTGAGTTAGGTCCTGTTGATGTAAATCTATAAGAACCAACATTAAGTTGAACCTTATACTCTTGTGTTGGATCTAATGTGTCTATATTAGGTAAACTATACCAATCATATTCATCATTTGCATTTCCTGTACCATATATAACTGCAGATGCTGGTGCAGATTTAGATGCATTACTAAAAAATCCTGTTGTAGCAGCTCCTACCCACCAATTTCCTGACCATGTATATCCTTCCATTTGATCATATGCAACTGTATCTGGAAATGTTTGACCATTAACAATACGCATAATACTTAACAATAATATCAGTAATTTAATTTTCATAAGTAGCTTTTATATGTTTTGCCCAGTCAAGAACGTAATCATTAATTTCTTCTTTTGTGTAATTGCTTGTTTTAACTATAATCCTAATAAGATCCATAAAAACAATAAAATCAAC